GCGTGGTAAGTGCATCCTATGATACAAATAAATCAATTACCTATAAAAAGCTTTCTGTTGAAATTCCACAGACAACATTTTCTAAGACAAGCGGCAACGTGACCTTCAAGGTGCAGTATCCGGAGAACATAACATGTGGAGTGCCTACGACTTTCAAGTTGTCTTCAGAGGGAACTACAGACAAGGTACAATATGCTTTATATAGTCTGACAACAGAAGATGGAACAATTGTTTATGATACAAGTTATGGGTCTAATGGAAAGTTTTTTTCGAAAGATAGCTTTGATTTCACATTTTATGCTTCTGGAACATACTATATTCGTTTTGCAATCATGGATACAGGAGTGTCTCCGTATGTATGGTTTAACACAGGTTTATATGGCATAAAACTTGTAATTGATGATAAAGGTTATCCGACAGTAGAAAATGTCGTAGCGGATTTAAAAGCGCAGTGTGAGAAAACGTGCACAACGGATTACGAGAAGGCAGTTTGGTTTAATGACTGGCTGGTTGAAAATTGTCGTTATGATTTCAGCTATTCTTATTGTGCGCCTGAGGGAGCATTAGCCAGAGGATTAGGAACCTGTGAGGCATATCATAGAGCATACGTGATGCTTTTGAATTCGGTTGGAATAGCAACAGATAGAATTTCTGGAGATGGTCATGTATGGACAGGTGTTCAATTAGATGGTAATTGGTATCATATTGATACAACCTGGGATGATGCCGGTTATGAGGATAATAGTGTAGATCTTCAGCATTTATATTTTGGATTAAATGATGAATTGATGAATCAGATTCATAGTTCAGTTACTTCATCTAATGGAATTAGTGCACATTCTTTAGAAGATAATTATTTTATTAAAACTGGTAAAATAAAAAAATGGTCAGATCAGTATGTGAGCACTATCAGGGAGCATTTGAATAATGGAGAGAACACATTTGATATCACAATAAATGATTCTATGATAGATTCTTATAAACAGATTATTTATTATCTGGTCGCATATCAGTTGTCTAATACTGATTGGAGTGGAGATAGGCTTGTGGTAACATATTCTGAGAATATATTACATTGTGTTGTAGAGTAGATAGAAACATAAAATGGAGAATAATCAATTGTTTTTAATAGAAAAGCACTGATTAAATGTAAAAAATGTCAAAAAAAAACAATGAATTTTCAATAGAAGAATATACATCTATACGGGCAGAATTAATTGAACGTATAAAAATTATGAATTCACAAGAGGCATCGGCATTGGTTGCAATTATTACCTCATGGGCTGCTGGGTTTACATTTGCAAATGAAATTTTAACAAAAAAATTTATTATGCTGGACTCATTTGGAACAGTTGTTTTTCAATGTTTACAAACATTTATTTTTTTAATTCCAATTTTTTATTTTGTTCCATTAGCTATTAAAAGTGGTGAGAATCTAACACAAATGGTTTCTTTATCTGCATATATTAGAGTATTTTATGATTATCCGTTTCAAAAAAAATTTAAAAAAATGAATTGGGAAACATCAAACAATTTATTAAGTGTTGTAAATACAGATAAAAAAGAAAAAAGTGTTATTTTGAAGATAAGTAATGAGGAATATACAATACTCGCAATATCTTCATATTTGATATATAAGTTTTTTGAGGTAATTTCAATAAAACAATTGATTCAATTTGTGAATGAAAGAGAGATTACAACTAATGTATATATAATAATTATTTTGATGTATGTAATTTTTAATATAACGTCAATTGGTTTAATTTTTTTGATTCACAAATCTTCATCAACGAAAAATACAATGATGGATAAAACAAAGATATATGTTAATGCGTATTTAAATAGAGCAATTGAATTAGGGGTTATAGATGAGAAAATGTTGAAAAATGCAATTGACGAACTAAATCCTGAAAAGGATATGATTATAAGAAAATTTTTGTAAAAAAGTTAAGAATTTTGAGTAAAAAAGAAATATTTTTTTATTGTAAAACTTTTGTTTTTGAATTTAATTTTGTATTCAGAAAATATATGACAAATTATGTTAAATAATATAACCATATTATTGATTACAGAATAAAAATAAAAAGAGAATGAATGGGAGGTTTGAATTTGTGAGTGATACTACAGTTGTTATTGGGTACATTGTAATTATCTTTATAATGTGCAAAGCTTGGAATTGGCATGTAATGAAGCGATATGCGAAGCAAAAAGAGAAGAAATTAAATTTTACAAAGATTTTTTGTGAAAAATATTTAGAAAAAATAGAAATAGTTGGAACTGGAAATGATGGGAATAGTGATTTTGATGTTTTGGATGCTATAGGAAAAATAGAGTTTCCTAATGATGTGAGGATTAAAGTCTAATAAACAAAGCAGTTTATAAATTATATAATAAAGTAGTAAAAATAAATAGGCATATTAGATATAAGTTATCTGATATGCTCTATTTGTTATATAGTACGTTGTTGGAGGCGCAAATGAAAAAAATAAATCAAACGAATTTAAAAAGAAGAATATCATTAATGCTTTTAATTACAATTTTCTTGATGTCAAGTTTAGTTGTTGGATGTGGAAAGAAAAATGTAAACACAGTAAGTACAAAAGAAGATGCATTGGTAGAGGAAACAGAAGAAAGTGAGAAAATAGAGCAAGAGACAGAAATAGTTCAGACAGAAAATGAGGAGAAAAAAAATTTAGGAACATTTGTATTATATTTCAGCGGAATTGATGTTTGGGGATGGACAGATACAAAAAGCAGAAGTGATGTAAATATTATAGCTGCAGTCAATACAGAGACACGACATGTACAGCTGATTAATACACCGAGGGATTATTTTGTTGAAATGCCAATTAGTAATGGAGCAAAGGACAAGCTTACACATGCTGGATTATATGGTGTTGAGAATTCGGTTGGAACACTTGAAAAGCTGTATGATGTTGATATTGATTATTATCTTAGAGTTAATTTTTCTGGATTTGAAGCTATTATTGATACATTGGGTGGCGTAGATGTTTATTCAGAGTATGATTTTACAGTTGATCCAATTAAGCATTATACAGAAGGATATAATCATTTGACAGGATTAGAGGCATTGGCTTTTGTAAGAGAAAGGCATGCCTTTGCATCAGGTGATAATCAGAGAGGACGTAACCAGATGGCGATGCTTCAGGCATTGATTAAAAAAGTGTGCTCAATAGAATTTCTTGAAAATTATAATGAAGTTATGGATGAACTTACTGATATGTATAGGACGAATATACCAGATGAACTGTTGAAAGATTTGGTTTTTAATCAGTTGATGGATGGCACAGAGTTGTAGATTACCAAGATTATTGACACAACAGGGGTTGACGACGATTGAACGTGTGAACAACGCGGGATAACGTGGGAAACCCCGATTTTATTGGGGATAAGCCGATTTTATCAAAGAAAAAATGTGAGCTTGTGACATTGATTTTGAGAAAATCCAAAACAGCAACGTCACACGTTGAAGTGCAAAAGTGAAAATTAAAAAATGCAGAGTTTAAGCCATTTATAAAAAATAGGACAATAATAATGATAGGATTGTACAAGTATTGTCACATTGATGAAAAATGCGTTATAACGGTTGCGTTATAACGTTATTTTTTAATATAAAAATCGTCAGATGCCTTGTAAAATGGGCGTTATAGAAAAAACACATGTTTCTGGAAGTAATCCAAAAGCATGTGTTTTTTTCTATAACGCAAAGGGACAAATCGTACGGCTACTTTTTATGTGTCCCATTGCACTGTTTTCAATGCTTTAAGGCACTTTTTATTCAAATATTTTCCTAAAAAGCAAAGGGACAAAAAAGAGTTAAAAATAACCCATATTAAGTAATTTCATACAGTGTTTTATCTGACTTTGTGATTGATAATGTTTGAGCGGTCTGATTTGTTTTTTTTATGCGATTATATTTAAGTTTTAACATCATTAATATATCTTCTTTATCATTATCGGATAGACACCTAAATTGCTCGATAAATTGTCTTTCGCTATCTCGTATATTAGAGTGTGAAGGAGACTCTGATATTTGAGATTCCCCGAAAAGTATATAATCACACGAACACTCTAAAGCCTTTGATAATTCCATAAGTGCAGTTGCCGATGGGAGAATTTTTCCATTTTCAATTTCACTGAGGTTTCCTGTTGAGATCCCAGTAGCTTCTTTAATCTGTTTCCCTGTTATATTAAGTTGGTTTCTTCGCTCTTTAATTCTTTGACCTATCATATTATCCATGTTTCCTCCAATCTCTAAAATAAGAAAAACTCTAAAAAACGAGTTGACAAAACTCGTATATTAGAGTAGTATTATTTTAGGGTTAGAAATAAACCAACCAACAAAATAACACATCGCCTAAATCAAGGCAATACAAAACAGCCGTTCGGCTGGTTGGCAAAAGTAAGTCCTCCGTTTCAGGAGAAATAATAAGTAAGTGTTTTTTGAGATTCCATAGCAGAGTTGGCGCTCTGCCATGGAAAGTGATCCGAACATTGAGTTGGCGCTCAATCGGATCGCATCATCAAATGATGATGATTTAATAAGTTGGTTCCATATGGATATTACAGAACAAGCCTGGCAGCTTTTTACATTCTGTATATGTCCTGGAGCCGTTTTGGTAGGAAATGAAATGTACAAAATCAGGACTTTTTATACAAAATCAGGATGATTTTATCCTGTATTGATATAAAAACGTCCAATTTCATTCCCACCTGCATTTTAACACAAGGTACCACAAACTTCCATTATGTTATACCTTTTTACCTTAAAAAAATGGAAAAAAATGGAAATAATTCTTAGGATTTTTGACAAAAGAGGGAGATAAGGTGGCACAAATGAAATTCCCCGGCAGATAGAACCGCCGGGGAAAGGGCATCAGGTTACCTGATGCAGTAGGAAATCGATTCCTTAAGTGGTGAAACCACCTTGGTCATGTGAAATTTCCGAGAATCTGAACACGATTTTGGTAAAGGGCATTCAAATTCTGAAATAACACAATCTGCTTCTTTCTTAGAGGAAACCTGTTTCCAACTAAGCTTGAAGTTATCGAAGGAAGTAGCCACGAGGAATCACCTCCTTCCTGGATTTGAAAAAATCCATATGAACATTTTAACACAGGAAATCGAGAAGGAGAACATTTTTTCTCAGAAGATGAAATAGTCAGATGGCTATTGGAAGAGGAGGGAGAATGAAAAACGGAAAACATCCAACACTTGCACAAAAGAAATTTATGAAGAGCCACGGACTTGATCCAGAGAATCATCTGGTCGTTAAAAATACACAGGAATTTCTTGAGGTAGTCAGTAAGATGGCATTGAAAAAACAGCAGATTATGGGAGTGAAGGCTCGCACTAAGAAAATTTTTTATGAAAATCATTGAAATGGAACGTTAAAAAATATTTACTCTGACATATTCAAAATGTAACAAAGCATGAATGAGAAAGGATGGTTTTATGAAGTTTGAACTTGGAAATATTATAGAGCGTCATCCGTATAGACCTCTGCCAGAGGCTGAGAAGCAGGGACTGACAGAGGAAGAAATATTCCGAAAAGAGTATGGATTATATACAGATTTCGTTTATCACCGTAAATGGGTTGAAAAATTTAAAGAGATTTACGGACGTGAGCCAAAACCGCTTTAATTACAGCTTGATCATGATTTATACAGGTCGAGTAGCAGGCTTCCATAATGTCACTGGCAGCGATTCTGATGATTCCTTCAAGGTTATCAGGAAGATCTTTATTAATGGAAGGATCATTGAAAATGTGAATGGAAAGATTTTCCTGAAGCGTTTGAAGATCAAAGGAAAAGTTTTCAGAAGTATCGTCTTGGATTTTTGCTAAAATAGCTTTCATTTGGCTTTGTTTAATCATGATAAAAAACCTCCTATGCATTTAATAAAGTAAGAATAACACAAGGCGGTGATAAATACGAGCATAAAGAAAAAAAAGCCAAAATATTCAAAGGTTGGGAAAAAGATAAAAAAGGGGCTGATTGACAAAAACATGACGGCAAGGGAGCTGGCAGATCAGGTGGGAACCAGTCCACAGTATTTAAACAAAATCATTCATGGAGTCAGACCTGGAATTAAGTATCTGGCAGAGATCAGCAGAATATTAGAAATTGACCTTGCAGCATGAAGGGAGTGGGCAGATGGCTGAGGTTTATATAAGTTTAGCGGAAGCAGCAGAACTGGAGAATGCTGAATATGAGATTATAAAAAAACGTGTTCAGCGAAACCCGGAGAAGTTTCAGCTACGAAAAGAACGACGTGCGGATGGTGGAAAAGATTTATCCATGATTGCCTTATCGTCACTTTCCAAGAAAGCTGTAGCTGCATATAAGGAGCGTCAGAAGCTTGCGGAAGTTCCAGTTGTTCCTGAAATGGAAGAAATGGAAGTGCCTGTGGAATCGGAAATACCCTGGTACGTTAATGAGGATGTCGATTACTTCATGGAGAAGCATAAGACCGAGTGGTACCAGGCAATGGAGCTTGGAAATATTATCCGGGAGTTCCTCAACTACGACAGCGCAGGGCGGACGGAGTTTGCCGAATACTTCGCACAGGAGCGGCTTGGGAAAGGGAAACGTACCTTATACCGGTACGCCAAGAGCTATCTGGAAGCGTCTGCATGGGCGGACAAGCTCCATAAAGAAGACGGTGGGAATTATGAATTTTTCAAAGTCCTGTGTCTGTGCCGGAAGCCGAAGGAAGCAGGAACATTTCCAAGTTTCACGCCAGAAGTGAAGGACACCATTCAGAGGATATGGTTAAACAGGGATTTCGCAAGGAATCAGGGTACCAGAGAAATGTTATATACGAAATTAAAAGCGGTAGCAGCCGTTAATGGGTGGGAAAAGATCCCTTCTTATCAGTCAGTAGCAAGATACATCAGTTATCTGATGGAGGATGAAAGACTAAAAAATGCATGGTACCTGGCAAGCCGGGGCGAACGAGAATATAAGAACAAAGTCATGGTCAAGGGCGAACGTAACACGAAAGACCTTAAAGTGATGGAGGTAGTCATGGGCGATGAGCATACATTCGACTGTTGGGTTGCTTATACAAATCCAAATGGTAAAGTCACAGCAATCAAGCCTCATTTGTCGGCGTGGATTGATATACGGAGCAGGATGATCATGGGAGACGTGATGTGCAAGGACGCTAACAGCGACATCCTGAAGGAATCACTTTTAAAGATGATCTACCACGATGCGGATGGTGTTCCGGAATACATTTACATAGATAACGGTAAAGATTATACAGCCAAGAACATGACAGGCTTTGACAGGAATGACCGCCAGCGTACTGGATTCGATGATACCGCAGTTGGATTTTATAAATCCATTGGGATAAAGGATTTTCACCGGGCGCTTCCATACTACGCCTGGGTAAAAGGACAGATCGAGAGATTCTTCGGAACGGTCTGTAAACAGTTTTCCAAATGGTTCACGAGCTATACCGGAACACTGACCGGATCAAAGACCTTCGCCAAGGTGGAAAAGGATATTAATGGAATGCTGGAGCGTGGGGAACTTCTCACAATGGATGAGTTTTATCAGGCATGGACGAAATGGCTGCATGAAGTCTACATGGTAAAGCAGAGCAGTGCATTAAAACGTCAGGGTGAGGAGTATCTGACACCAAAGAGCTGTTTCGAGAATGCGGACAGATATTTCAAGGCAGCCCCTCCGAAGAGTTATGCAACGATTCTGATGATGAAATCAGAGCACAAGTTTGTTTACAACGTTGGAATCAAGCTTGGAGGATACACTTACAGATCAGATGGACTGTGTGATTATATTAACGATTATGTAGATGTGAAATATGATCCGCACGACATGGCAACCATTTATGTTTTCCGCAATGGAAAGCAGGTCTGTGAAGCTTATTCACAGGAGCTTCTTGTATTTGCATCGGAGAATGGGGTTGAACAGAAGGCTCTTAAGGAACATCTGGCATTTCAAAAACGGCAGATTGCGAAGGACAGCAAGATTGTGGAGGATGCCAATGTACCACTCAGCGAGATCAATGCCCAGTGGAAAGGATATAACGAGGCTACTGGTGGAATAGGTCTGATGATTGGAAAGAAAGGCAGTAAAAATGCCAATGTTGTGCAGATGCCTGTGGATAACACGTTTAAGAATGGATTCCGCGGCGGAAAACAGAAGGCAGAACAGCCGGAAGAAAACGAGTATATGGCACGCAAGGCAGAGGAAGCCTTAAAAGCACTGCGTGCGTTATGATCATAATTTTTGTCACAAATAATGAGGAAGGATGGTTAATTTATGGAAGCATTGAAGACATATACACAGGAAAAGACACTTGCAGAACGCGTGAATGAGATTTTGGCAGCGGAAAAAATGAACAAGCAGGAGCTGGCAATGAAGCTTAACATTTCAAGATCAATGATCAGCCAGTATCTGAACGGAAAATATAATTCCAATCCGGAAACAATCGAAGCGCGCCTGAAAGAGTTTATCGCAGCCTATGAAAATGGCACTGCTGACATCATGGCGGTTCCGGACACAATGATCAATTCAAATGTACAGCCTGCGAAGCTGGGTGTGACTGGTGGAGTGAAACCGAAGATCCAGTACTTTGAATCCACGGATTACGTGCAGACCATTGGACTGTGCACTTCGTGCCAGAAGGAAGTCGGCATAGGGATTGTGGTTGCCCGGTCGGGATACGGCAAAACCCACGCTCTTAGAAAATACGCCACTATGCCACGCGTGGTTTATATCGAAGGCAATGAGAACATGAACTGTAAGGATATTGTCCGCAGAATCGAGGGCAAAATCGGAATGCAGAGAAGTTATGGAAGCATTGACGAGAGAACCGAGCGGATCATTGAGTTTTTTAATATCAATCAGGGATATCTCATCATCATGGACGAGGCGGACAAGCTTATTAATAAGTATACGCAGAAAAAGATTGAACTTCTGAGAAATATCAGTGACGGTGCCAAAGTCGGACTGGTGCTTGCAGGTGAGCCGGTACTGGAATCACTTCTGAAACAGTATGATGCGCGATTTGCTAACCGGATGGACTTCTATTACAAGCTCCGCGGACTGTCAGAGGAAGAAGTAAGGGATTATCTGGAAGGATATGATGTGGAAGAAGGTGCGATGACAGAGTTCTTAAGCCGGGCAAGAAACACACAGACCGGATGCTTCCGACTGCTGGACAGAACTTTAAATAACGTCATCCGTATCTTAAAGGACAGCGGACAGAGCACGATCACGACAAAGGTGATCAGCCAGGCATCCAGCATGATGATGTTATAAAGGCGGTGGTCTTATGAAAAGGATTGTTTCTATATTAATGGCATTGATCGTTGCAGTACAGCCGGTGATGACATCGGGAGAACCGCAGGAGCCAGCAGAGACAGATGAAATAGACGAGACAGTGGAGGTGCAGGGACAAGTGGAGATCAGCAGTGTAAATGGGATTAATATCTTTAAACTGCCGGAAGAAACGGATATTCCGGAAGAATACCAGAACTACTGTATAGAAATCGGAAAGCAGTATCATATCTGCCCGGAGCTTTTAATGGCGATGATCGAGCAGGAGAGCTCCGGCAGGGCAGACGTTGTGAATGAGACTGGAGACACAGGACTTTTACAGGTAAATCCAAAGTGGCATAAGGAACGGATGGAGAGGCTTGGAGTGTCGGATCTGACAGATCCATATTCGAACATTCTCGTGGCAGCGGATTATCTGGAAGAGCTGTTTCAGGAAAGCGACGGCGACATTTATCTGGTGCTCATGAAATATAACATGAAACACGGAAGGGCAGAGGAGCTGTTCTATAAAGGAAAGTTTTCAGAGTATTCCGTGTTGGTAGAACACAGGGCAAGGGAACTGCAGGAGCTTCATGACATAAAGGCAGGGGGAGCGAAAAAATGACAAGAAGGATTTTGATTGAGATAGAAGCGGAAGGTTCGGAAGAACTGTTTCCGGAGATCATGAAGCTGGTCATGCAGCATGTGGACATGAACTGCAGGTTCAAGGTTGACCAGAGCATCATCCCGGACATTCTTCCGGGAAGAACTTCCGGAGTAAAGGTACCGGACTTTACGCAGCGTGGAATGAAGTCGTATGAAAAAGGAGTACAGGAAGCATTGCTCAACAATGGAAGGAGCGTGGCAGAAAATGGCTAGTCCTACGATCAGGATGTTATGGGGGATCGCAAAATCCCCTGAACTTGGAATGACAGACGAAGAGCTGCATCTGCTCGTACTGTCACATACAGGAAAAGACAGTATCAAGCAGCTGAACAAAAGGGAACTTGGAATGATGGTGTCCGTTCTGGCAGACATGAAGGATTCAGCCAAAGGAGCAAAGAACCGGAAACGTCAGACCGGGAATCCTGCAACGGTCAACCAGCGGAAAAAGGTCTATAAGCTGGCAGAATCACTTGGATGGACGAAAAAGGCAAGAATAAACGGATTCTGCAGAAAGATGTTCGGAGTGGAGAGTGTGGACTGGCTGAATTACATGCAGTGTTCAGACCTGATCGAAGCTTTGAAGAGCATGGTGGAAAGGATGGAAAAAGAGGATGGAAAATAACAAGGAATTGTTAATGCGTCAGCCGGATGGAACGGAAGTGGAATTTGAAAAAGCTATTGTGGTCAATCTGCAGGGGAAATATGATGCGTCCGTACACTTTTTTAATTGTGAAGCAGAGGATTTCCTGAGTGCCGCATATGCAGTGCTTACTATTTTGGACAAGTTTGGAATAAAAGACGAATTTCTCAGCCGGTACGATGAAAATTCCTCAAATTGTAAAATCTATGGAGGAAGATACAATGGCGGAGATGAAGATTGTCCGGAATGAGAAAGGCGTATTTTTTGAATTCAAGGATGCGGATATGACGGACCGTGTAGTGATGTGTGGTGCACTCCAGCAGACCATCGGACTGGAAGCCTATAAGCGAGGCATGAGCATGGATGATGTGAGGGATAACATGCTGGAACTGCATCTTAAGGCAATGGAGCAGTTGAAAGAGCAGGCAGACAGAGAGGAGAGTTGAAATGGCAGCTAAGAAAAAGAGAATGACACAGAAGGAGAAAGATTTAAACCGGGCATGGAAGAAAGAAATGCAGGAAAAGGGGATCCTTCCACCGGATAAGAAAAGACTGAACCGCAGAAAGTTTATTGAAGAGGTCAGAGATGAATGGAATGCAAAGGATCAGGACTGTTATATCTGGGATTTTTATCTTATGAGGGCTGTTTCATATATGATGTCGCAGACTGACAAACGATTAAATCCATCACCTGAGGCGGTCGGAGTTGCAAAGCTGTTAAAGGCAGCCATGAAACTGAAGGAGTTCCAGGACAAGATCAAAAGTGAAGGGCGTGAGGATTACACGATTACAGAGGAATATGAGTATATCAAGGAAGTCCTCAAAATGTAGGAGGTGAGGAAATGCGAAAGAATGTCTATTATTGTGACCGCTGTGGATGTCAGTTGGAAGATTCCGGTACCAAGATTGTGCCACATTACTTTGACTTTATTACCGAAGATCTGACAGTACCGATAAATAAGGACATGGAAAACAGACACTATTGCATTGACTGTACCATGGAAGCATTGGAGTTTCTGGAACCGAAAAAGAAGCCAGAAAAGAAGCTGGAAGAAAATGCACAGAAAAAACCTTTGGATTCCGGAAAAGTCATGGCACTGCATAACGCGGGATGGGATAATGCCAAGATTGCGGATGAGCTGGGTGTAAGAGAACGGCAGGTTTACATGTGTATTTATTATCAGGAGAACAAAAAGAGCCTGACACAGGAGGAAAATCATGAGTGAGAGATATAAAAAACTGACAAGCCACGGAGCGATCAGCATTCCGGTGGCAATGAGAAGAGATATCGGACTGCAGGGCGGAGATCCTATGCAGGTATCACAGGAGGGCGGCAGGATCATCATCGAGTCATATGTTCCACGCTGTGTTTTCTGTGGGAATACAGAAAACGTGAAGAAAATTGAAGGGAAGGGAATCTGTGCATCCTGCGCACGGAAAGCAATTGCACTTTTGGAAGGAGGGAAAGACTGATGTATGAAAATGAGAATGTGGAGCAGCTTGTAAGCCAGGCAGTAGCGCTTGACAAGGAACAGAAATACTGCAAAAGAAAACTTGATACAGTAAAAGCAAAGCTCCAGAGCAAGGGACTTGCAATGATCGATGACAGAAATGTGAAGTATATTAAGTTTTATTCGGAGGATGGCTCTGTAGCAGTCGGGGACAGTTATAAAATGGACGTCCTGCGACCGGATAAATTAAAAGATATCCTGTCGGAAGACCTCTGGAAAGCAAAAGTAAAGGAAAGCACCGAAACAAAGTATTCTTATGATCCAAAGTTTGAGCAGATGTTGAAGGCTGTTTTTACGGGAGATTATACGTTTGAGTGCAGTCTTGAAGAATTTCTTGATGAAATGTCCGTTAAACCGGACAGTAAACAGAAAAAATTGCTGCTTAAGAAATTAAAAGGCGATTATGCAAAAGACAGGGAGACGCTGCTGAGTGTATTCGGCTACGAAGATGATGACACTGCTCCGGATTTTGAGGTGGAGCTTTATTATATCTACAAGATTAAAAATGGAGAGCTTATCCGGACATTTCTTCCGGAGGAGTGTCTGTCACAGACGATCGAGGACATTAAGAAGTGTCTGGTCGTCGAATCCAAAACAAGTATCACAATTGATTATGACAATGAATAAGGAGGAAAAGTCATGAGTGAAATTTCAAGTGAAGCAAAAAAAGCAGGTGTTTTAGAACCGGAGAAACCGGTATCTGAAATGACAGAGGAAGAATTAAAGGCTTTCCGTACATCATTTGATCCAGACGAGATGGGATTTGATGGAACAGAGGGTATTGATGAGGAGGATGAGAGCAATGGCAGTAACTAAACCAGAAGTACATAGACTGATTTCAAAAGTAAACTTTAGTGATTCCAACCGCAAGCCGGAGCAGATCAAGTATCTGGTAAAGCATTATGTAGGTGCAACCGGCGGAGCAGAGGCAAACTGTAAATATTTTTACGATAAGTTCCGCGGAGCTTCTTCACACTTCTTTGTAGGTCACAACGGCGAAATCTGGCAGTGTGTTGAGGAAAACGATACTGCATGGCATGTAGGAGCTTCCAAGTACAAGCATAAGGAATGCCGGAACAGCAACTCTATCGGCGTAGAACTGTGTGTGAAAAAGGATGCTGACGGCAAGTGGTATTATACGGAAGAAACCAAGAAGGCAGCGGTTCAGTTATTCGCCTATCTGATGGAAAAGTATAATATTGACGCAGCCCATGTCCTCAGACATTATGATGTTACCGGAAAGACTTGCGGAGAACCGGATGTCCGCAAGGGCAATAAGGAATGGGCACAGTTCAAACAGGATATTGTCGAGTATGGGAAAGAAGCAGCTCCAGAGCAGACGACCACTCCGGAGCCGACAGCACCACCGGAACAGACAACCGCACCAGCGCAGTCGTCAACACCATCACAGGCGGCAGGAGTGCCGTACATGATCGTGACGACATGTGACTCTCTCAGAATCCGCGCCGGGGCGAGTGAAGATTACCTCGCAACCGGATATATCCGTGAAATGGAAGGCAAAAAGAAAAAATATACTATTGTAGAGGAAAAAAACGGCTGGGGCAAGTTAAAGAGCGGTGCAGGCTGGATCTCACTGGCATACACCAAGAGAGTATAGAAAGGCTGGTCTTAAATGAAAGAGGAACTGTTAAATGAATTAGTGAGCGAGACCAGAATGGAAGATATTTCAGAACGTTACAGGGAGATTGCAAAGCTCATAGGAATAGACAACTTTGTAAAGCTCAGCAACTACGCAAGAGGCGACGAGATTTATTTTCCAAAGGTTGAGAGCGTGGTCAGTCCTGCAAGAAACAGACGAATCAAAAAGGAATTTAATGGTTCCAATGACAAGGAACTGGCGAAAAAATATAATCTTACTTTGAAACAGATATGGAACATCCTGAAGGATGAGCCGCCTGCAGGACAGATGTCCTTAGATGAATTGTTCGGCTGATCATGATCACCGGCACAGTCTGACAGCTGGTACATCAGAGAGTAAAAAATAAAGCGTGGAGATACGGTGTGATTTCCACGCTTTTATTAAAAATTAGAATTTAAAGGTAAAAAAACATGGCATGGTACGCACTTTATAAATGGTATAAAGATTGGAGCAGAATAGGATACCCTAATATGATTAGTTGGTATTCTGAAAAGCTGAATCCACCAAAATGGACAATATTAGAATTTAGTGGAGGTATGCATGGATATCAAGAGTAATAAAGAGGATTATAAAAAGGCATTAAAGAAAGCACATGAAGAATATCCTTTAATGAAAGGTAAATACAGAAATAAGCCAGATGAATGCAATCATAATTATTCTTTCTGCGTATTTTGTGATGGCGGGGATTGGGACATTATGCGCTGCCCAAAATGCGGATCAGAAAGAGTTATGAGATGCACTTTCGATGATGATTTTGATTAGAATTTAAGCGAGGTAATTGTTTATGGAAAATATAGATCCACCCAATCAACCGTGCGTCGTCTGCAAAAATCATAAAGCAAATGAACCATTTGAAATAAGGGACGATAAAGGCATTTTATATAAAACGTCGCATATCAGTTGTTGCCCTTATTGCGGTCGATATTTGCAAGAAAATTACATCAATTAACTGAACATTGAGATTGAGGCGAAATAAATATGAAAACTGTAGAAAAACATAATTACTGTATATGGTGGATGGATGTAGAAGGAAATGAGTGGTGTAAAACGATTTTTGAAAGCACACCAAGTAAGGCAAAATATGAAGCATTTCTGCAATTAAAGTCAGATGGCACAATTTCTGAGGATGCTTCATTTGGTTGGTTTTTAAAATATGTTATCAGAAGGGTTCATAAGACAACTTAAACTGAACTTTAAAAAGCCATATTTTATGCGGTTTCTTGCAATTTTTCACGGAAAATATTATCCAAAAATGCTTTCCCTAAACAGTCCATCAGAACAACCTTATAATCAGGTCATGACTTAGAAGTCATGACCTATTTTTTTGCCTCTCATTTGGTTCGTTGCCCTGGAACAAATATAAGGAGCGTGATATTTATGACAGAAATTTTGACAATGATAGGTTTTGAAGACGTGACGAAAGTGATTGCATTGATCCTTGGATTTATCAGTGTATGTGCAATCATTGTTTCACTGGTCACAGAAGGACTGAAAAGCATTAAGCAGATCAACAGTTTGCCAACAAAGCTTGTGTGCTATGCGGTAGCGGTTATCCTCACAACACCGATGATGATCGCACTCATGGCGCATATGAGAACACCTGTGGAGTGGTACATGGTATTTGCTTCTTTCCTGGCATCGTTTGTGGTTGCGAAGGTAAGCATGTCCGGGTGGGATGATGTGAATGAGCTGTGCAGACGGCTGTTCAGGACAAAGTAAGGCGGTGCAGGGATGGATTATGTGATCACATTTTCGGATGTAATGGCTGGGATAATGTCGATCGGACTTGGAGTGATCACTTTTTTTGTGAAAAAGTGGTTTGACAAGATGGAAAAGAAAGACGACGTTCTGCAGTCCGCAATTGAAAACACAACATCAACTTTGAATAAGAAGATCGAACAGGGCAACAAAGAGATTCAGGAGAAGATCCAGAAGAATGACGAGAAGGTGAATGAACGGATTGACAAGCTGGAGGAAAAGACCGGCAATGACATCCAGAACATCAGGCAGGAGATCAATGACATTAAAGGCGATTTTGCAACAACATTTGTGCTACGCGAGGACTTCTTCCGCTCCATGAACGGAGTGGAAGACAGGATGAAGATCATTGATAACAAATTAGACAAACTGCTTCTGATGGGAAAAGAAAACAAGTGAGGTGAGGAGATTGACAGATTTAGAGCAGGCAGAGGTGCAGCATAACAAAGCCATCCGTGGGTATATCATCCGCTGTCTCGTAAAAGGCTTTAACAACACGGCGCTTACAAGACAGATCTCAAATTCCATGATGGCGGCAGGGCTTATCCTTTCGCCGGACATTGGCAAACATCTCGATTATCTGGAAGATGCCGGATATATCGAGTACACAGATGAAAAAGTCACAGCATACACAGCATATGCAAAGGATGCCGTGATCAAACTCACAAAAGAAGGTGTTGACCTTGCGGAAGGCACAATTGAAGATCCGGGAGTTGATATCTGATGGCAAAGAAAAGAAACAGGACAAGAGTGAGTTCTAAGCTGGATGAGATCCCGGAAAACCTGAGATTGAAAGTAGATGTGATGCTGGCTGACACATCGAATACTTATGAATACATCAGCCAGTACTTAAAAGAAGAGGGATATGACATATCAAAATCGAGTGTTGGTCGCTATGCAATGCGTTCCAACACGGCAAGGCAGAGACTGCTGGAGGCACAGGCACAGACGGAGAAACTGATTCAGGTTGTAAAGGATAATCCGGATGCGGATTATTCAGAAGCTGCGATTCTGATGACCATGAACGGACTGATCAATAAGGTTGCAACCGCAGAAGAAGAATTTCAGGAGATGCCGCTTGATAAGGCAGGGCGTCTGATCGCATCACTGTCCAGAACCAAGATATACAAGGATAAAGTGAAGCAGGACATGAAGAAAAAGGCTGATATTGCATTTCAGGAGATGGAAGCATCCATGATGCAGGTGATCAAGAATGATCCGTCACTGGCAGAGCAGCTGAAAAAAATCCTGACGACTGCAAAAGAGAGGATGCTGCAGGATGATTGATTTGAACGAATGGATCCGGGAACTTGACGACGGACCGGACAGGGAACTGATCGACCATGAAGAATATCAGAAACAGCTTTTCAGGGACTGCGTTCTCAGAAAAGATGACAATATGGAAAAACGCGAGGAACTTTTCGGGAGATTCTGTTCCGGGGAAATGCTTACCGGAGAAAAAGGACTCAGGAAGGAACTTGCGGCATTCGACCTTGGATATTTTGGCAGGGCATATCTTTCACATTACTTCACAACACCATCACCTGAGTTTCACGAGGAACTCGATGAGGTCTGGGAGACAAGCGTGATGAAGTCTAAAAATCCTATGAAATGTGCAAAAGAGATTTCAAGGATGAAGGGTTCAAGAAATGCCATAGCGGCACCCAGAGGACATGCCAAGAGTACAAATCTTACATTTAAGGATGACCTGCATGCAGCGTTATATGGATATAAGCATTACATCCTGATCCTGTCTGATTCATCCGATCAGGCGGAGGGGTTTTTAGATGAGATCAAAACCGAACTGGAAGAAAATGCGGATATCATCGAAGACTTCGGAGCTTTAAAAAGTGATAAAGCATGGCGCAGCAATGTGATCGTCACAAAAAATGATGTCAAGATCGAGGCGATCGGTTCAGGAAAGAAAGTCCGTGGTAGAAAGCACAGAAACTGGAGACCAGACCTCATTGTGCTGGACGATGTCGAAAATGATGAGAATGTAAATACTCCTGAACAGCGTAAGAAGCTGAAATCATGGTTTGAAAAAGCTGTATCCAAGGCAGGAGATACTTATACAGACATCATGTACATTGGAACAGTGCTTCATTATGATTCACTGCTCAACAATGTATTGCATAATCCAAGATATCATATAAAGAAATACCGGGCAGTGATCTCATGGTCAGTCCGACAGGATCTTTGGGATGAATGGGAGAGCATATACACGAATCTGTTTGACGAGAATCACGAGGATAACGCACAGAAGTTCTTTGATGAACACCGGGAGGAAATGCTCGAAGGAACGGAAGTGCTATGGGAAGAGAAGCTGTCCTATTATGATCTGATCGTGATAAAGGTAACAGAGGGCGAAGCGTCCTTTAACAGTGAGCTGCAGAATGATCCGATCGATCCTGAGAATGCAACCTTCAATGAGGAATGGTTTGATTACTATGAACCGGAGAACATGGATTTTGGGAGCAGTGAGTTTTTACTGATCGGGGCTAATGATCCGTCCCTTGGAAAAAATAAAAAATCGGATACCAGCTCCATCATCAATCTGGCACTGTCTTTGACCACAGGTTATATGTATGTGGTAGAGGCATCCGTTGAAAAAAGAAAACCGGATGTTATCATTGACGACATTCTGGAGATGAACAGACGTAATAAAAGAGACTTTGGAAAAGGGTTTTTCAAATTCGGAGTGGAGACGGTGCAGTTCCAGTATTACTTCAAGGAAGTTCTGGCACAGCGGTCTGTAGAGCAGGGAGAATACCTGCCGATCGAGGAGATACAGAGCAGCGTCAATAAAATACTGAGAATCGAATCTTTGCAGCCGATCATTAAAAACAAGTACCTGAAGTTCCGGCGTGATCAGAAGACATTGCTCACCCAGCTGAAAGAGTTTCCCATGGGAAAAAATGATGATGCTCCGGATGGACTGCAGATGGCAGTGCAGCTGGCTCAGACAGTTAAGGCAACGGCATCCAGTGGAAAATATAAGAGTGTGATCAAACGCAAGTTCCGCATGGGAAAGGGCGCTTATTAGGAGGGAGCGATAGATGTCAAAGAAGAAAAAAAATAAAAATATGAAACAAAAAGAATTCAATCCAGACGTGGATACCGGGATAGGGAGACCAGTCAGGGCATCAATAGCGATCGGTGATCCGAATGACAAATACAGCAATTATCCTTCAAACGGACTGACGCCGAGAAGGCTTGCCCGGATATTCCGTGCAGCGGATGAGGGAGATGTCCGGGAACAGATGGAGATGTTTGAGGAAATGGAAGAAAAAGACACACATCTTTTCTCACAGCTCCAGACAAGAAAGCTTGCAGTTACCGGACTGGATTGGGAAGTGCAGCCATTCTCTGATGATGAAAGAGATAAAACAATTGCCGGGTTTATCAGGGATCAGCTGAAGAATATTGAAAAATTCGATGATATTCTCATGGATCTGCTTGATGCGATAGGCAAAGGTATCAGCGTCATGGAAATCGAATGGGGAGTAAAGGAAGGACACAATGTGATTGAAGATATCACATATGTGCATCCTAAAAAGCTGATCTGGGACAGTCTGACGGATGAGATGAAGATATGCACGAAGGAGTTTCCTTCCGGCGTAGCATTTCCGGAAAACAAATTCGTGATACACAGATATAAAGCAAAATCCGGACATGAGAGCCGTAATGGAGTTTTAAGAGTTGTGTCATGGATGTATCTGTTCAAGAACTATGACCTGAAAGACTGGGTGTCGTTCTGTGAGGTCTTCGGTATGCCATTGCGACTTGGAAAATATACAGCTGCAGCATCCGAAGCAGACCAGAGAGCATTGATGGAAGCAATTTACAGTCTTGGAACAGATGCAGCCGGTATTATCCCGGATTCTACCATGATTGAATTTATTGAGTCCAATAAAACGACCAGTGTGGAAATATATGAGAAGCTTGCCCGGTACTGTGATGAGCAGACCAGCAAAGCTATCTTGGGACAAACGCTTTCTTCTGATTCAGGCGGTGGCTCTTATGCACAAGGCAAGGTACATAATGAAGTCCGGCATGATCTGACAGCAGCAGATGCCAAAGCGCTTGCAACGACGATCCGGCGGGATATTATCAAGCCGCTGGTGGAATATAATTTCGGCTACGACGTGGACGCACCGCTGTTTACATTTGCAAGTGAAGAAACAGAGGATTTAAAAGATACTGTTACTATCTATCAGACACTGAATGCAATGGGGCTTCCAATATCGACAGAGCATATTTATAACAAATTCAACATTCCAAAACCGGAGAAAGGCGAGGAGCTGTTAAAAGCTCCAGTTTCCGGACAGATGACATTGCCGTATCCGGACATGGAACAGGAAAGCCTTAAAGATATGCCGGAACAAGAACAGATCGACATTCTGACAGATGAGACACGGAAGCAGACAGAGCAGATATTTCAGAAAATGATGGAACCAGTTCTCAAGATGGTTGACAAATATGAGAGCTTAGATGCGTTACAGATGGCTTTGAAAAATGAGGATACATTGAAAGAAGTTTACAGGGAAATGGATTCCCCGGATCTGGAGGACATCATGCATCAGGCAATTTATCTGTCAACACTGGTCGGAAGGAGTCAGCAATGAAAAATGCGGAGTATGGTCTGACCGAAAATTTGATATTTAAGGAAGCAGTAGCATTTCTGAAAAAGAAAAAAACGCTTACTGCGGATGAGTACAAATTGCTGGATGAGGAAAGCAGAGCGAAAGCGTTCACGGTATCCGGGTACACGAGCATGGAAGTACTTCAGACATTTCTCAATGAACTTTCTGATGCATGTGAGCAGGGAAAAACAAAGAAAGACTTCATGGATAACATGAACGACTTCCTGCAGCGCAATGGTTACACTGGCTTAAATCCTTTTAAAGCAGATGTGATATTCCGGACTAATATGCAGACTGCATATAATGCAGGACATTATAAGAGCATGACTGATCCGATAACAATGAAACTCAGACCATACTGGAAGTATACGACGGCAGGAGACGGACAGGTCCGGGAAACACATGCGATGATGGAAGGACGCATATACCGCGCAGATGATCCAATATGGGACATCTGGTATCCACCAAACGGATTCCGCTGCAGGTGCTCTGTAGTGAGCCTGACAAAGGCACAGGTGGAGAGATCTGGTGTGGAAGTGAGTAAAAGTGCACCGTATGACATTGACTTTTCAACCGGAGAGATAAAATACAGATTCCCAGACAAAGGTTTTTCAAATAACCCGGCAAAGAATGCATGGAAACCTGATCTTACTGGTTTTGATTCTGTTTTAAAGAAAGAATTTAAGCAGCGCAAGAGTAAAGACATAGAGAAATAGTTCCCGAAAACGTATTTTTGGATTTAAGACAAAAACCTGCTTATGTGATAGAAAAGTCGAAGAAAAAGATTAATGTGCGTTATAACGCGTTATAACGCTATCAGAAAGGCAAATAAAAAAGGAGATGATAACTTGAAAGGAAGATATCTGGCATGTGCATCCGAACCGGTTACGGTGGATGGTGTGCCAAACGAGAT